AGATCTTTCACTAGATCATGGACCCTCAGTGACGAGACGGAAGTTAGATCAGTTAGCTTTGAGGATGGGTTGCTGAGTATTACACTCGGTAGAATTGTCCCAGATCATCACAAAAGGAAGGATTGGTTCTGATATCCTGACTAATTTTTGCTGCCGTTGCTACAAAAGTGTATCACTATGATACACTTTTTGCTATATAATTATGTACCATGGAGGACGACTTATGAATCTCACAGCCGCCACTCTTACTATTGGCACCGCAATGACTCTTTTTTTCAATAGCACCCTTGGGAGCGCATTCCCCTAATAGTCCCCCCAGTATAAATACCTACGATTTTACGACACCATAATGGCACTATTCGCACTCTTCTCAGTTCTTACCGCATCAGCAATCGGAGCATACAAACTAACACCAAAATCAGAGAAAGAAGAATTATTCCTTCCTTATTGAATAAATAAAAACTGAATATCGTCGTCGCAGACGGAGGGGTAACTGGCCAAATCCAGTTGACACCCCTCTTTTTTATTGCTAAAGTGTATAGAGGACAACTGTAACTATGACTATCAAATTACTGCTCTTGAAGTCGGGTGAAGATATCATTGCCGATGTAGAGAATATGACCTATGGGGAAGGTGATGAGAAACGTGTAATGGGGTATTACCTCAACCGACCTTGTGTTGTTAAACTGAGAGATCCCCGTCTCTCTAAGGAAGAAGAGAAGAGTGGATTTGAAGTATCCCTCTTTCCATGGATGCCTCTCTCGGCAGACCTAGATATTCCTATCCCCTCAGACTGGGTAGTGACTATGGTCACACCAGCTGCTAAACTAGAAAAAATGTATGTAGAGGACATTGTAAATTATGAAGGACCAGGAAAACAAGATGATCAAGATTCTGGCACTGATGAACAATCAGATTCTGATCAGTCAGATTGAGGAAGTTGGTGCAGACATTGGTGAACCTGACTGTAAGTTGGTAGAACCATATGTTGTTACCAAAGATAAAACCTTGGAACCATTTCTCTTAGACTATACTAGAGAGAATACTTTTATGATGAGTTCTGACAAGATTCTGACTCTTGCAGACCCAACTCCAACCCTACTTGAAAAATACCAAGACCTTATTAAGTAATGCGTTTCTACACTAATGTTCAGTTGATTGGTAATCAGTTCCTCGTTCGGGGAGTTGAGAATGGTAAACGATATGAACATAGGGATGAATTCTTCCCTACACTATTTGTAAAATCTAAAAAGAAAACCAAGTACCGAACATTAACTGGAGAATCTGTAGATGAAGTGCATCCCGGCACTGTTCGGGATTGTCGTGAGTTTTATAAAACCTATGATGAAGTAGATGGATTTGAGATCTATGGAAATGATCGATACATCTATCAGTACATCTCTGAGAAATATCCCGAGGATGAAATCAAGTTTGATATTAGTCAGATTAAACTGGTAACTCTTGATATTGAGACGACTGCAGAAAAAGGATTTCCTGATGTAGAGTCTGCATCAGAAGAGATTCTTGCAATTACAATTCAGGACTACACTACCAAGCAGATTATTACTTGGGGTGTCAAACCTTTTCTGAATAAGCAGAAGAATGTTACTTATCACCATTGCCCCACAGAGCATGAACTTCTGAGTAACTTCATCAACTATTGGATGCAGGATGTTCCTGATGTTATCACTGGTTGGAACATTCAACTGTTCGATATTCCATATATCTGCAAACGACTCAATCGTGTATTGGGTGAGAAACTGATGAAGAGGTTTTCTCCTTGGGGTCTTGTATCTCAGGGTGAAGTCTTTATTCAGGGTAGAAAGCAAACTACCTTTGATGTTGGTGGTCTAACTCAACTTGATTACCTTGACTTGTATAAGAAGTTTACATACAAGGCACAGGAATCATATCGTCTTGACTACATAGCTGAGGTGGAGTTGGGTCAGAAGAAGCTGGACCACTCTGAGTTTGACACCTTTAAAGATTTCTATACCAAAGGGTGGCAGAAGTTTATCGAATATAACATTGTTGACGTAGAACTTGTTGACCGATTGGAAGACAAGATGAAACTGATTGAACTTGCGTTGACAATGGCTTATGATGCTAAGGTCAACTATGCGGACGTGTTCTATCAGGTTCGCATGTGGGACAATATTATTTACAACTACTTGAAAAAACGTGACATTGTTATCCCCCCAAAGATTCGCTCCGACAAAAACGAAAAATATGCTGGAGCATATGTCAAGGAACCGATTCCGGGAAAGTATGATTGGGTTGTCAGCTTTGACCTTAATAGCCTGTATCCTCATCTCATTATGCAGTACAATATCTCGCCAGAGACACTTCTGGAGGAGAGACATCCCACAGCAACAGTGGATAGAATTCTTAATGAGGAAATAAACTTTGAACTCTTTAAGGATAATGCGGTATGTGCCAATGGTGCAATGTACCGCAAGGACGTTCGTGGGTTCCTGCCAGAACTCATGGAGAAGATGTATGGAGATCGTGTCATCTTTAAGAAGAGGATGCTACAGGCAAAGCAACAGTATGAGAAGACTCCTACTAAGGCATTGGAGAAGGAGATTGCCCGTTGCAACAATATCCAGATGGCTAAGAAGATTTCACTCAACTCTGCTTATGGTGCAATCGGTAATCAGTATTTTAGGTACTACAAATTGGCCAATGCGGAAGCGATTACGCTTTCTGGTCAAGTCTCTATCCGTTGGATTGAGCAGAAGATGAATGCTTATCTAAATAAACTGTTGTCTACCTCCGATGAGGACTACGTAATTGCATCTGACACAGATTCAATTTATCTTAATCTTGGACCTATTGTTGATAAATTCTTTGGTAATAAGTCTGACGATAAAGCAAAGGTTGTTGAGTTACTTGATAAGATCTGCCAGGACAAACTGGAACCGTACATCGATACGTGCTACCAGAACCTGGCGACGTATGTTTCAGCATACGATCAAAAGATGCAAATGAAGCGTGAGAATATTGCTGACCGTGGAATTTGGACTGCTAAGAAACGATACATTCTGAATGTATGGAATAGTGAAGGTGTTGCTTATGCAGAACCTAAATTGAAAGTCATGGGCATTGAGTCTGTGAAGTCATCTACACCTGCACCCTGCCGCAAGATGCTCAAGGATGCATTTAAGATTCTGATGACTGGAACTGAAGATGATATGATTGCATTCATTGACAAGAGTCGTGAGGAGTTTAAAAAACTCCCACCAGAACAGGTGTCATTCCCTCGTTCTGCTTCTGATGTTGTGAAATATAAAGGTTCTTCTGAGATCTATATTAAGGGAACTCCGATTCATGTTCGTGGAGCATTGTTGTATAATCACTATATCAAAGAGAATAAACTTACTAATAAGTATTCTCTTATTAAAAATGGTGAGAAGATCAAGTTTTGCTATTTGAAGAAACCGAATACTATTCATGAGAATATTATTTCTTTTATTCAAGATTTCCCAAGTGAACTCAATCTTGACAAGTATATTGATTATGACCTACAATTTGAAAAGTCATTCCTTGAACCCTTGAAGGCAATCCTTGATGCTATTGGTTGGAGTGTAGAAAAAACTGTAAACCTAGAACTATTTTTCTCCTAATGGACCTGCCTATTAACGACAAAGAACTGAACACCATTGTAAGTGCATTGCGACTTGGTGGTGATGCAGCACTTTATCAAAAACTTAATGATATCAAAGAGTATCGTCAAAGAGTTTCTGATAAGACTAATGATGAAAAATTTGGATTTGTTCTTTGATGGAAGTTGTCAATAGTGACTTAAAGATACTATCTCTTAAAAACTTCTTTAATCCTACACTGGATGAAAAGAAACAGATCCAAGAGGTAGTTGACTTAAATTATGAAAGACAATACAGACCATCTTTTAGAACAACAGGTCCATATAACTTACCCATGTTGGACGGGAATCTTGAATTGCTAGATCGACTGTATCAAAAATTTGTAGATGCTTGTTCTGATATCTTTGGAGAAATATATACTTCTCTTGAGAATACAAATACTTGTTATGCATATCGCGGAAACAAGATTGATATGGGTGAGAGATTTGACAATTGGTGGCACAATCATTTTTATACAGCAACAATAAATTCTGTGTATTATCTTGATGTCTTTGGAGACGGAATTACTTTTCGTGATGGAGATAAAGAATTTGATTATCTTCCTGAAAATGGAGAGATGCTTATCTTCCCTCCAGATTTAGTCCATGCACCTCAACCAAACAGAACTTTGAATTATAGATATTCTATTAATATGGAATTGAAAGCAAACCATCACCCCCCTGAATTATTCGATAGGATTTTTTGAATATGGATTTTTTAAAAGAAATTGTAAAAGAGATTGGAGATGACTTTACCAAACTCGCAGCAGACATCGACGAGACTGAAACTTATGTGGATACAGGTTCGTACATTTTTAACGGACTTGTTTCAGGGTCTATATTTGGTGGTGTATCTGGGAATAAGATTACTGCCATTGCTGGGGAGTCTA